TCTCCTGCCTCTGTAATATAAGATTCCATTTTGGTATCTATTTTTTCATCAATCCAAATATTAAAATCTTTAATTATACTATCAATATCAGAATTTAATATATTTTTTTCATATTCAACCCATAATCCTTTTGCTTTTAATACACCTTCAAATTCTATCTGGCAATTAAAACATCTATTATATTGAATATAAAACTGTTTATCATAACGATGTTTCATTACTTTAGAGCATTCAGGGCAAAACAATGGTAAATGGATTTGAGCTTTTGCTTTATCCAATTTTGTAACATTTTGTTTTATACCATTTTTAATAGTCCATTTACGACTATCTTCTTCCCATATATCTCCTTCATTATGAAACTCTTGTTCCTTAGTGTAACCAATACTAGTACTAGTTTTTTCACCATATTTACCTTGAACTAAATTACGAAGACGTTGTACATCTTTTTCTTTAAATTCTTTTTTTAAAACTGATTCTGACATTTATTACTTTATTAGACTTTTTATTTGTTCTCTAATGACTTCTTTTAAATCTTTTTTAGTCATTTTGATTTTCATATCTTCATTAACTTGATTTTTTAATTTAGCAATTATTTGTTTTAATTGTTCAATTTTAGCATCCGCTCCTTTACTTCCATATTGATTAGAAAAACGTATAAGTCTATGTAATTCATCTTCTAAATCAGATATATTATTATAATTAGGTCCTTCATCTTCCATATCAAACTCATCATATCCTTCACTCATTTTAATTTTCATATATTCAGCTTTAGGATCTTTAGGTAATTCTTTAATTTTACCTGCTTTAACTTGTTGCATAAAATATATTTTTGCTTCTTGATCTAATTTATCTACTGATGCTTCATCAACAGCTTCTTTATCAGCTACTGAGTAATCAATTTTAGCACTTTTCATTACCACATCAATGATTTTTTTAGTTAAGTCTTTAACTGGATTTCCTGATTTAGGGAAAACAATAGTATCATCTTTAACTTTATATTTTAATAATGTAGGTTTAGAAGTATGTGATTTAACAAAATCATCAATTGATGTTTTAGTTTTAACAGGAAAAAGGAAACCTTGGTCTCTTTCCATTTTCTTGCGTTTAGCAGGAATAACAGGACCAAAGTGATCTTCTATAGCTTTTTGTATAGATGATTTGTTACGCATATTAGAAACATACATTCCGTAGTTATCTAATGTTTCTAAAGCTTTAACTGTATCTTCTACAGAAACACCTTTAGGTGTTACTACAACATCGTAATTTACTTGTTCACGATTTGAAGGTGAAACTTCTGCTCCCTCTTCTTCTCTTAATTTATATTTATAAGCCATATTGTTTTAATTCGTCTATTACTTGATCAGTTGATTTAAATAAAATACCTATTCCTCCCTTTGATTTCCATTGTTCAATATTATCTTCTCTATCATCAATCAAAATTTTGTTTTTACCTGAGTAATTTTGTTTAGCTGTAGCGTTTGCCAACACTAGTTTAGTTCCAGGTACATTGTTTTTAACCCATAAACGTTTGCCTAAACGTGATTCATTTTGACGTGATGGAGCTGATAATAAAGTTGGGTTATGTGGTTTAATATAATTCCATAGTTTTTGTCCTTCAGGCATCCATTCCATTCCAACCCAAAATCTTACTCCTATTTGTCTGTCAATTAAATCCCAAAATTTTTCTTTACCATACTTACTTTCGTAAGCTCGAGGATCCATATTACCAAAATATTTAAAACGAGCATCAAAATCAGTTAATACACCATCCATATCACAGTAGATTTTATATGGTGATTTAGTTGATTCTTCTTCTTCTTTTAATTGTTTATATAAGTCTGTTAATTTATACATTTTTAATACTGTCTTCCCAATTTCTAAACATCATATTACCTTTTTCATAAGCTTCTCTTTCAATTTCAGGTAAATCTCCGTCTTCATTTGTGTTTGTTGTACCTATATTATTTAATCTACTATCTAAATTTTGTTCATGATGTATCATTTCATGAGCAAATGAACGTAAAACATCTTTAGGATGTCTATTCATAGTAAATAAAGTGATTGATTTTTCTTCTGGATTGTAAAATGCTGTTTTACCAAATACATTTTCAGCGTTTACTTTATCATTAGTGATAAACTTAACATTAGGTAATGGTTTAATATTCATTCCTTGATTAACCATATATTTAGTTAATTCAGGAATATATTTTTTATAGTCATTAGTTTTATTTAAAGACTCATTTAAAGCAGGATTATTATCATGTCCACACTTGTGACATATATATAAGTCATCACCACCATCTGCTATGGACCATTCCCAACCACAATTATCACAAATAACTTCTGTGTTTGTTACTAGTTCTTGAACAATAGTAGATAAAGTATTAAATATTTCTGTTTTTTCTTTTACTTTTTCAGGTATAAATGGTAAAAATGCTTCTTGTCCTTTTTTTAATGCTTGACGAGCGTCTGTTCCACTTGTATCTAATTGAGTAACTATAGGAGCTAACTCAACATTTTCATATTTACCTATACCTTTTGTTCTTGAAGCCATATCTATAAAATCATCATCTTTACCTTCTCTAGCTCCAATAACCCATATTACATTTTCGTCTTGATGATTTTTAATATAATCATAGATAGCTGTAATTGGTGAGTTGGTTGGTTCTACTTTTACTTTTAAAGGTAAGTATTTTTTATAGATATCCCAAACTAAAAGTGATTCAGCTTGAGCAATTCCGTCTCTTGTTCCAGAACCAACATAAATAATAAATTCATCTATTTGTGGGTATTTTTCTAGTGCTGTTTCAACAACTTCAAAGTGACCCTTGTGAGGCGGTTTAAAACCACCTCCATAAATAGCCACTGTTTTCTTTTGTTCTTCTACTTCTAGAAGAGAATCAGCTAAGAATTTACCTAATGAACTCATTAATTATTGCTTCAATTTTTGAATTAATTCTTTAGCTCTAGCTTTTTTCTCGTCAATGTCTTTTTTAGATGTTCTAAATTCATCCATTGATGACTTTAATTCGTCAATTTGAGTATCACGAGCTTTTAAAGCTTCAGTTGCTGTTCTACTAGCATCTGATTTGTTTTTGTACATACCCATAATGTTTTCATATGTTAAGCCATTTTTAACTCTTTCAGCTAATGAAAAAGGATCGGCTTCAAACATTATTTCTTCTTTTGTAGATTTAGTACCTGGTTTAGATACTACAAAGAATTTACCTACTTCATTAACTACATCGTAGTTTTTAGTAATGGCTTCTTTTACTTCCATTGTTTCTTCTTCTAAATTTTCTCTTAAAAGGTCAATTAGTTTTTTCATGTTATATGAATTGGTTTATTTTTTGTTTTGCTTGATCTAATGTGTCAAAACTACGATCTACAGAAAGTAAATCTTTTATATCTTGGTTTAGTTGTTCTTTTTCTCTAGCTGATTTAGCTATTTCCTCTGGCGTTTTAGGTTTACCTACTGATTTAGTAGTATCAAAGAAACGTTTTTTAATTTCTTCAGGATTGTATTCCTTTTCAGCATCTTTAGGATCATTATTAATTAATATAAAATCATCACCAAATGCTGCTTTATATTCCTCTATATTTTTAGTATAATCACGCCATGTTCTTACTACAATAGATGGTAACAAGTTTCTATCACGTTGTAAATTGCGTTCTAATGAAGTGATAGGTGAAACATATAATGCTAACATTAATGTATCATATCCTAACGCTTCTAATTCTGCTTTTTTCTTAAGTAATGGTTTACTTGCACCTCCTGTACCATCAACTACTACATCTTTTAGATCTTTAGTTAACTCAGCATATTTTTCTCTAGTAATTTTTTGCGCTTGTCCCATTAATTTAGCTGCCTGAGATAATTCTTCAGGACCAAAATCTTTTTGAGACATACCCATACCTGATGCTTTTAATAATTCTTCATAAGAATCATCAATATTAATAACATTAAATGAAGGAGGTATTAATTGTTTAGATATATATGACTTACCAGAGCCAGCGGGACCTGCTAAAAATATAGCTTTAGGTGCAGATGATGCTTCTGTTAATAATTGAACTAGAGAAATCATAAATATACGTTTGATATAAATATTACAGCTCTCTCTTTACTGTAGTCTTAAATTCAGTAAATACAGGAGCATCGTTAGGATGCTCAAGATCAAATAAACGACGCACAGTTCTAAATATATCTAAATTTTCTTCTTGTGTACGAGTTGGTAATACCATTTCCCAATTTTTGCCTTGCATTTTATCTTTAGCCGGTTTACGTTTAGATGATTTTAACCATAATATACCAAAGTTATCAACTTCTTTACCATAACATTCTTTATAGCACTGACCATAAACTGCTGTTTGTAACTCGTAAGTAGTTTGAACATGGTTAGATGTTTTATAATCAATTAACCATAATTTACCTTCAATCTCACATAACATATCACAAGTACCTGCTACTTTTAACTCGTCTGAGAATAAATGTACTTCAGATTCAATTAGTTTAGGATTATAAGTTTCCCAGAAGTCAACAAAACGTAAAAACATTTGCCATACATCAGGATTATATTGTGGGTAACCAGCGGGACTAAGGAAATTCATTTCTTTACCTTCTAAGTACTCCTCAATCATTTCATGTGTTTGTGTACCTTCTTCAGCGGCTTTTTTAACAATATACTCTGAAGCGTAACCTACTTTTTTTAACCAGTCTTCAAAAAATTTACCTTTTGGATACATACTTAAAACATATGTCACTGATGGGTAATAATTGGCATTGCGTCTATAATATCTGGAATCGGGTAATGTAATCTGTTTGTGGTCATCAGAAATTTCTAGAATTCTGTTGTAAGAATGCTTGATGTTTTTATTTATCATAATAGATATAGTTTTTTCTCAAGTAAGCTTGAGAAAGTTAGAGGATAGGTGTTCTGTATCAATTCAGTAAAATGTCTAAATCCTAATTCACTTGGATCTTTACCATCTAAATCTACTAAATATACTTCTTTGCCTTCATTTATTAATTGTTCACAAAATTGTAACGCTTCTTTTAATGCGTCTTTGTCTAATGCTACGTAAATTTTCTTAACAGCTGATGTTACTAGCTTTAACATCAACGTAGACTGTATATTCTTGCCTAATAACGGTATAACATTTCGTTTAATAGCAATGGCGTCAAACATTCCTTCGCACAGTATAATCGGTGTATTCCAGTTTATAAACAGCTCAAATGGTATAACGTTACGTGACACATCTGGATTCTTATATTTAAGGCTTGATGTTTTATCAAAGTTACGAGCAGTAAAGTAATTTAATTTACCTGTAGCGTCATATGATGGTAGAATAATCATTTTATTAAATTTACCACCCTCACAATAACCTATATTATATTTTAATATATCGTCTTCTGTTATGCCTCGTTTTTTAATATAATTTAAAGCATGTTTACCTATGATATTACTATCAGATATATTAACTAATGGTTTAAATTCTTGAGGTAATTTTAAAATAGTTGTAGTTTGTACTATTTTTTCACCTGATGTGTATTTAACTAATGGTCTTAGTTCTGCTAACTTATCAGGATCGGCATGTATTGATTTAAATAGATTAATTAATGATTTACCTTTTTTATTACAACTCCAACAATGCCATGGATTTTCACTTTTATCTGATTCAGTGAAATTGATTTCTAACTTAGGTTTATGGTGATTACAGAAAGGACAATGATATGCGTAGTTGCCTTTTGATGTAGATTTACTAATGCCTAAAACTGAATTTACTAAATTTACAAGTAGTTGATTTACCATACCTTGTACTATAACAAAAAAAGCTTGGTTTCCCAAGCTTAACTTAATATAATTTTATATTTTAAAATTCTCCATGTTGTAATGTAAACAATACTTCTTTTAATTGTTTAGCAAATTCTTCTTGTATTTTTTGATATTCATCGTCTTTAGGATTTTCAAATACTTCTATTTCATATAAATCAACGTATTGTTCAAAGGCGGGCATGAATTCTTGTTTAAGTTTAAACAAGGTGCTGTCAACTGATTCTGGCTCTTCTTTAATTATACCAGCTAATTGTTGCATTCTTATAATGTCTTTCATTTTATTATAAATACCTGTAAAACTAATTAAGATATAAAATCCTTAGTAAAGAACTTACCTAATATATTATCATTATAGAATGATTCTGGTTGTTCTAGTACTTTATAGGTAAATAGTGCTTGTGTTTCGTAGTAAGTTAGTAATTTTTTATTAGAAGCTAATTTAATTATAGTACGAGTAAACAAATCTTGTTTACCATCTTTAATTAATTGCATTACTTCTTTATTAGAGCCGTAATATGTTTCCCAATCTGATTCTTTAGTTACTATTTTAGTAGTTGGTTTACGGCCAACACCAGTTAGTTCGGCTACTTCTTTTTTACCTAATTTTACTTTTTTATTATGGTATAATACTTTTTTACCTATATAAGATTTATTAGTATCAGTATTTTTAACTATATAAATAAATCCAAATGTATCTTTAGGGAAATCGTTGAGATTAGTGATGGGCTTACTATTGTAAACCCAAGTTGGTAATGTTAACATTATCTGTCTAAATTAATTAATATTGTTGTATCTGTAGTAGGTGATACCGGTAAGGGTTGGGATAATTTTCCTACTGCTAATAAGTTTTGATTTTCATCATATAAACCCACTGTTGTAACATAAGGTAAAAAATAAGAACCTGTTACATTATTAGTTAAATATTGTCCTGGGGTAAAGAAAGTACCTGCTGAACTTGATATTGATGTACTACCTGAAGATAAACTTGGATTTTGAGAAAAATTAAATTCATTTTCACTAATAGTACATTTATATTGAGTTTCATGTATTTTATACGAACTAGAAAATGAACAAGTTACATTACTGCTTGTAACATATCCTAAAATTGAAGTATTATCTCCAGCTTGACCACCGTAAAGTGTACTACCATAAGTTACAAATCCATATCCTATAGGATTAGAAGTAGTAATAGTTATAAGTCCTTGATAATAGAATATATTACCTACAATTTCTAAGTTTTCATCTATTATATTACCTTCTCCATCATCTGTTAAACTGCCACTAGGTGTAGTATAAACAAATGATTTAGGTTGAATATAATCTCCAAATAAACGTGAAGGAATAGATATAACACCTATAATATCTCCTGAACCTGTAGGGAAATATCTTTGATAAGATAAAGTAGTTTGTAAATAGTTAAAATATCTACCATCTGAAGGTGTAGTACCTACTAAAACATCTCCTGCTGTATTTGAACCCGGAAATATACTAGCTATGTTAGCTGGATCTCCATAACTTGAACTTAAATAGTTTGTATAATATAATTCTTTAATTGAACTATATACTAAACTTTGATATTGAGTTGATACTTGTCCTGTTGTAGGAGCTGTAGCTGGGTTAAAAAGTCCAGGTATATTTGTACCTAAAAATCTATCAATTCCAACATCAGAAGCTGTTAATTCTGAGGCTCCCTCGAAGTAGAATGCTTTATTTACTTCGAAGGGAGTTACTACGATATCAGATGCTAAAAATTGTTTGTAAGCGCCCATTCATTAGAAATCTAATTTTACTCTAATAAGAGCTTCTTTTGTAAAATCTTTTAATAATGGTCTAGATAATTTTGCTACCGCTAATAATTCGTTAGTGTCATTATATAAACCGATAGTTGTGATGTACGTTTGTGGATTATTAATAAATGAAGGATATAATACTTCACCTGTTGAACCTGAAATATATGATGGATTTTCTGAGTAGTTAAATTCAGAATTTCTAGCTCTAACAAATATATAATCTGAAGATATATTTTCTTGAGAATTAATAGTAAATGTAGATGCAGATGAACCACTTATAGCTTTATATAATTTTTGATTATTACCTCCTGCTGTATTTGATGCTACACTGTAATTTAATCCAATACCACCAGCTGCTTGTGAACCACTTAATGCTAAAGGATTTAATAAAATAGTTCCAATATCTGGCAATAGCCAGCCATATGAACCTGAGTTTAAACTAAATCCATTTGTTGTTGTAGCTGATGTAGTTGTTACAACACCTGCTGAACCTGAAATTAGTTGAAATACTCTACCAGCTTCATTAAATACTTGAGATGTAACATAGTTACTATTGTCAGTTAATGTGATAACACCTAAACTGCCTGATAATTCTAATGTTAAAGAACCAGGAAATAATGCTTGTTTATATCTTGCTCGTTCAAATGATATAGCCCAAAAGTTAGAGGCTGTAACTGCACCAAAAGTAAAATTAGTGTTTTCATCACCTATAACTAGATTTTGATATTGACCATAAACTGTCGCTGTTGGAGATAAACCATTTATTGCTGAATTAAATAATGCACTTCCACTACCATTAGCTGAACCATAAGCAATAGCAAATTGAATTGATGCTGTAGATGATGTCTGAGGATCAGATTGAAAAACATTTAAATAATAATCTCCACTTGAATCAGCTTCTTGAACTGATGAAGTAAAAAATGTGGTTAATGTAGGATTACCGCCTGACCATAACGTTGCTGTTATTGAGTCAGTACTTACTACAAAATCATCTGGGACTAATCTATTAAAAGACATATGTTATATATATTAAGATACTTGTGTTACTGTAATGGGAATAGTTAATCTAGCTCCACTGTCTCTACCTTCTACAGTTAATGTAGCATATAAAGCTGTGTTTGAACCAAATAATGTATTTACTGTTGTTGCTCTAATATTAATTGTAGTTCCTACAACTGTTTTAGATACATTAGTACCTAATGTTGAAGTTGAGTTTAAAGCTTGAACTTGTGGTGTATTAATACCAACACCTTCAAATGTACTTAATAATCTAACATCTGAGATTGTCGCTGTATATCCAGCTGTTTCATAAGTATTTCCACCTAAATAATTTAATGTTTGAGGTGTGATTGCTAATGAAGCACCTTGTTTAATTACAATTGAAGTATAACCTAAATCTAAAATAGGTAATTTAGCTGTACCACGAGGTAAAGTTACTAACTTATATTTCATCATTTGGGTTGTTTGAGGAAACGCCTCTAATAAAGGCATGTTCTCAATTGCTTGACCATAGTAAGCAGAACCTGATGGGTTTGTTGGATTATATAATGTATAATCAATTTCATCATCAGCTAAAGCAAATTGTGTGATTCTAAACGTTCCGTCGTTTTGAGCTAGTAACTGACGACCTGTTGTTGTTAATATCGCGTCAACTGTTACTATAGTATTATTTAAATATCCCATTAGTTATTGTTTATTTTTGTTATAAATATATACAAATTTTATTTTATATTAAATTTTGGCTTTTTAAGTTTTGGACTATTGTATCTATACTTGATTCTAATTCTTGAGTTATATATTGAGGTTTTAAAATACCATTACCTGCTGAGTTAATACTACTACTGTTATCTGTTAAAGGAAAATTAACATCTAAAATAATACTTGATGGATCTTCAACATATCTTCTTAATAAAAAATAATCTAAATTAACACCATTTGGTATTTCTTGATCTAAATTAAGTATCATTTGATTAGTAGCTGATGAAGTAATATTAGTTATAGTAAATGATAATTGTTCTAAACCTTCAAATCTAATTTCATCATAAACTTGTGGTTCAAAATCTAAATTAATAGGATTAAATCCACTTTTATTTATGTCTTTTTGTTTTTGACCTCTATAATTATTTAAACTACTAACAGAAGCAGTACTAGCTAATAATATATTAGCTGATGAACCAGTTGTCCAAAATGGTGTATTACAAGTACCTATACCTGGATTAGGATATTGAGTTATCTTAATAAATGAGTTCTTATTTAGTGTCATATAACCAGGTAAGGTTGTGTTTGGTATTTGTGCAATATTAGAAGCTACTACTCGATATACATCAGTAGTTTTAGCATCTCTATCTTGATATGTAAACCGTGATGTGTATCCATTAAATCCCTTAAATTGTGTACTGGCTACACTTACTCCATTTTTTAATAATCTAAAAATTACCCAAATATTACTTAGTGTTTCTTGTTCAAGATAAATTAAAAAGTTTAAAATATAACCCTCTGTTTTTAAATTAGTAAGAGTACCTAAAGGACTATATTCATTTGTACTAGTGTTAAAACTACCTGAAGCTCCTATAGGCGCTGGAGCAGAAAATTCTAATGTATATGGAAAATAAGAATAAGAATCTAAAGTAAAACTATTAAGTACATTAGGTATACCTGATTTTAATGGGATGTAAGCTGTATAATCATTTATTGAAACTAATGAAGATGAAGGACCTTGTTCACCTTGAACAAATGCTATACTACTTGTATATCCAAATCCAGTCACATTACCATTAATATCATAACTTGCTTTTTGTGTATATAAAATAGGTTCAATTTTATATCCACTTTTATAAATAGGCCATGAGCCATTTAATGTATTAAGATTTACTCCTGATGTTTCGCTATTATCTAGTGCTAATATCGCGTTTTTATTTTCTTCAAATGATTGTTGAATTGTACCTAAATTAATACCTTTAGAATCATTAATAGGTTTAGTAGCGTTACCATTAGCATTAATAATATAATTAATACCAACTTGAGTCATATCTACATTGTTATTTCCCCATTGAGGAGATGTACCTCCTAAAGTGTTAAAAGAAATAAAGTTTACTTCTGGGTTACTCACATTAGGAGTTTTACCATAAGAAATATCTCCTTCTGTCCATTCATTAAGTTTAGCTGAATTTAATTCTTTACCAATATATCTTGAGCTAATAATAGCAGCTGTTGTATAATTTGATTCTTGTACTGCTGCTCTAGTAGCTGAACCAGATAAAATTGCTTGTTGATTTGATGCTGTGATAATACCTGCAGAATAATCTACATCCATATAGAATGAGTTAACACGTGGTTCAATAGCATTTCCCGCTAATACATTATAATCACTAACAAAGAAATTTTCATCAAGATATGGTTGTAAAACAACTAGATCTGAAATTGATGCTGTAGGAGATATTGATTGAGTAACAAAGAAACTTCCAGTAAGTGAAATAGTAGCACCTGAATTATTAGTTGCACTCACATAAAATTGTTCTCCTTCTTGAGCTACTCCACTATATGAAGCAGATAGAACTTGTTGGTATGGAAAACCACCTAAAGCTTTAGTTTGAGAAGCTACAGATCCATTTATATTTGAATATATTTGAATATTAACACCACCTGATGCTGAACCAGTAACTGACGCTGATATGATAAATTGAACTGGGATATTAGTTAGATTTCCTAAAGTATAATAACCAGTGGTTGGATTAAAATATCCTAAATTATCATAAGATTCTGTATAATTAGTTAATTGACTATCATCTATTTGATCTGCAATAGTTGTTCGACTTGATCCTGACGCTCTATAATTTAATACTTGATTATCAGTTGATGAGGTAACATTAGTTGGTAGTACTCCAAACAAGAAATAATCATCATATTTTGAAATTGAAGTAATAGGATATTCTATTATACCTGTATTACTGTAGTCAATTCTAATACTATTTAATTCTTGTAATGATAAAGTATTATCCTTACCTTGATCATCTATACGAGCGATCTTAATAAATTTAACACCTTGAGAAAAAACGGGAGTATATGCCATATATTAATCTGCTGGGAATAAGTTAGAACCGGTATCATAAAATAAATATATTTGACCTGATCCTGGTGATGTTGTGCTTAATAAAAAATCTCCTACTGATACTGTGCTTGAATTGTAAAATACAGGAGAATAATTAGTTGGTGTTGTTGGATAATTTAAAAATGTATTATTACCATTTAAATCACCATCTGTCACTATTAAATTTGTACCTTTTAATTCACCATTAAAATCAAATTCATTAGTTACTAATTGTTCAAAATCACCATATGGTGTTATATTTAATGTGTAATAATCAGGTAGTCTAGTAATATAAAAATTAGAAAATGTTATATTTTTATCAGGACTAGTATTATACACAGTTAAAAATCCACTTAATTCAATATCTTGAGAAAAAACATAATTAAATGAAGTTGCTGAAGAAGTTGAATATATTTGAGTACTTAATACTGCGACTGTGTTATTATTATATAATGCTAATGATGCACTATTCAATGTTCCCGAAGATGAAGCATTAAATGTTATATTATAAACAGCGGATCCAGATAAATTAATAATCTTAGTACTGCCTGCTCCTAAAATAAATGAGCTAGTAGTATAAAGTTCTGTTGTATTTCTAATACTACCACCTTCACTTCCTTCAATATAACCTACCTGAATAGATGAACCAGTGACTAAAATATTTTCAGTTAAATAAGGTATATTAGTTGAGCCGCTACCTACAAATGCAATTGATGGGGTGATATTAGCTTGAGGTAAAGGATATTTATTACGTTCTAAAACATGTTGTTTTACAACAACACCAGCAGCTAAACTTGTTCTAGCGGGAACCCAATCTTGTAACATTTTAAATAATGAATTATCAAAAAACTTAATAAGTCTTATGTAATCCCATTCATCATAATTACTAGTATATTTTTCAAAATAAGCGTCTCTTAATTTATCTAAAAGAGGATATGATTCTTCTTTAGTAGGTACTAATCTTGGATCACCAATATATTCTCCAATATTAAAATAACCTAATTGATCATAAATGTCAATGTTAATTTCATTTTGAGGTGAAAACGCTACTTCAACATAATCAATATCTCTAGTATAACTTTGTGATATTGGAGGATTTTGCTGTATTGAAATATAAGGAGATAAAGTACTGCCTGTTGGTGTTACTAAAGTAACAGTTTTAATTTTATCAGTGATAGGATTTTGAATACCTACTGCTGGTTGATTATAATAAGCATATTCTGTATTAGATACAAATAATGGGGTTAAACTAGAAGTCCAACTACTATTACCTCCAGCAAATGAAGATGTAGCAATCCAAGAACCAGTTACTTTAGGATGTATTGATAAAGAAGCAGTATATAATTCTCCACCTAACGCTGCTCTAAATGCTAGTTGATTAGATGTATCTTCTGATTCAATAGATTGAGGATTCATTATATAATCTTCAAATCTATTAACTGATATAGGAGTAGTATAATATCTTATTTCTTGTAATGAGCCAGTAAATGAATTATATATTTTACTGTTTATAGTTACAGGAGAATAAAATGTACTATTCCCTACTGTATCCCAATTAATACTACTTAAAGTTGTAGAACCAGAAGCAATAAATCCAATTGTATTTCCTTCAAATCCTTGATATATTTGATTACCAGCATATAAAGTATAATTATTATTAGTTCTAGTTAACATTACTGACCACCAACTACCATCAAAGAAAGGTAAATAAACACTAGCTGTGTTAGTTAAGCTAATACTTTTATTTGGATAATAATCTAATTTAGCATATTGATAGTAAGGATTAATAGCTGATCCACTATATGAACCAGATGTATATCCTGATCCTGTATAAGTTAATACTAATGCTCCTAAATTACTTAATTGCCATAAACTTTGAGAATAGGGAATATTAGTAGTAGGTAAACCTTGAGTTTGAAATCTAAATTGTAAAGTTGAAGGTGTTTGATTAGATGAATCTGTTGCTACATCCCAACTTAAATTTAAATTCCAAGGAGTACTTATTACTCCTGAGCCTGTAATTAAGTTATAGTTATAAACTTGTTTAAAATAATCCCATGTGTTAGGATTTTTATCTTTACCACCATATTCACTTACACTTAAAATAGTTTCAGGAATACCATATGTAGTGATTAATGCTCTTAAACCTTCATATGAACCTTTTTTCTTTAATAAGTAAGGTAAATTGTGGTAAATACGTTTATAAGTTTCTTTATTAATATCATCTGTACCTACTAGAGATGATGTATTAGAAGCGGTTACTATAAGGTTAATGTACTCTAAACCAGTTGGAGTAGGTAATGTGCTTGTAATATTAGGAATATTATATAAACTTCCTGAATCTGTTAATCCTAAGAAAGCAGTATATAAATTGTCTACTGAGAAATTATTTTGATAAATTTTAACACCTAAATCTCTTAATATTTGAGCTACTAAGTCTTTAGATACTCCATAATTTAATCTATTATCAGCGTTATATTTGTTAGTAACATCTTTTATATAAACCCAAATATCATCGAAATATTGGCCTATCATCTCAATAAATAAACCATATTGAGCATTTGCTGGATCTTCTCTTAAATAAGAAGGAACACTTAAATATAAGTTATTATTATTTTCTGAATCATAAAGTGAAGCAGAAGTTAATTGTTGAGTCAACCATACTGAAGCTGATGGGCTTGTTGTTTGGTAATTATTATAAGGAGGAGTATTATTAGTTTTAGGCCATGAGTTACTTCCAGAGTCAAAATATAAAAAATACTCATAACCATCAAAATTAGTTATAATATCATTTATTTTATTATTCCAAATAGTTTGACTTCCTGATGTATAATAATTAGTTGAACCTGTTGTGTAACTACTACTAACACTATATTGTTCAATTAATGATAATTTATAGTAAAAATTTTCTAAGCGTGTATAAGCTGAAGAAAAATTACAAAAATTAGAAAAATAATTATAATCAATATTAATTTCAATTCCTTTTTCAGCAAGTAAACTATTTAATTGATATTTTAAACTTGATGAATTATTTACTGATGTTGTTGTAGTTAATGATGAGTAATTAGCATAATTAGTAGAATTATTAATCTCATTATTTATATTTAAATTAGTATTAGGACCTTGTAATTGAATAAAATCAGTTATAGGACTAAATACTTCAACAATATCAATATTATAAGCTATTGAATTAGCTATTTGTTCTACTACCCAACATTCTGATTGTATATCAAAATCTGAAGGAAGTGGGTCATATAATTTAATTAATACTGTGGGATCATCAATGTTACTATTATCTAATAAAACATTATTGGCAATAATAAGTTGATTTGATCCAAAATCTAAATAAAAATCTTTATAAACTCCTACAGATTGACTAATTTGAACTTGTAAAGCTAATGAAGATGTTACAACATCAATATTAGGTATTTGTGTAGTGTTTAATCTAATTTCAGTTCTATCTGAACTAATTTGGTCAATATAATACCTACTATTAACATTAGATGATAACAGTGGATTTAAAAAATTGTAAACTGTATTGTATTGTCCTTCTAAATAACCTTGAGCTTCTAAATCTGCTTGGGGGTCTAATATTACTTGATTATCTAATAATGAAAATCCTTTAAATGAATTATCAATAATACCACTTAATATATTATTATTTAAATCATAAACAAAATATTCTATATAACTTGATGAATAATTAAATGTATTAGTTACATCAAAATTAGATATTAAAGAAGTATCACTAACTGAATAAGTTTGTAACTCAAATGTTTGAGGATCTATATTTTGTATATTAACTATTTGACTCATTATTGATTAATACTAGTAGTTGTATTTAATATTTGTTGTTGTAAATCTAAATTTTCTTGTCTTAATTGAGTTACTTCTTCAATTAATGCTTGAATAGTATCATCATTATTAAAATCACCAGCATATTCTTGACTTGTTTTAATCAAATATTCATGAGAATTTACAGCGCCATATTTAGGTATTTCAAAAAATAATGTTTGGTAATTAGTAAAAAATTCAGCTATAGAAATAGATGGTGCTACTACTGAACTAGTAACAGCAGGCTGAACTAGTTGAGTAAAAGATGTATCAATAACTTTTTCATATTGACGTTTTTCAAAAACACTTTTATTTAATGTTATTTGTTCCATTATCCATTAACTACTTTAAAGTAATAATCATCATTAAAAATAAGTACTGAACCACTAAAAATAGTTTTAATTAATATTTGGTAATTTCTTTCTGGTTCTAAACCATTCATATACATTGTAAAGAAACTACCTGAGTTATCAGTACTTAATTTAGTATAAGGATCACTGAAATCTATAATTACTTCATTAGTAGATAAATCTTTTAATGACCAATATGATTCAGTAGGTAAATAATAATTTTGAAGATAAATTGACGCTGTTTGGAATACTACTGGTGGGTATGTTGGTCGACAATTTACTCTAAATTTATTTATACTGCCTGAATAGAATGTGCCTGGATTTTCTCCTAATACAACAGTCATTTGGTCTGTATTAATAGTAGTGACAGTTGTTGAACCAGTGTAACTAGATGTATCATTCCATCTAAACTCTAATTGAGGAGGATAGATAGTATTAGTATCAATTGAGAAAAATTTAAATTCTACTTGAACATTAGGATTATCTATAAATTCATCTTGATTAGCTTGTTTAACTATAAATCCTTTATTTGGTAAACTACTACTAGTATTATATATATTAGTTAAACTACCTGTATACCAAGCACTTACTATATTTTTTACACTAACATTTAAATCAATATTATCTGAATATTGAAATAATTGAGATGATGATATATTATACCATACTCCTCCTCCAGGTGTTGTACTATATGAACCTGTAGAACCAGCATTATAAGAGGCAGTAGTCCAAGGTATAGAACCTGAATAGTTAGTCCATACCCAAGAAACTCCATCTGTAGTTATTGGTTGATCTAAATATTTTCCTGTACCATTATTCCAACTTTGTGAAGATGGAAAAATATCTATTGTAGTAGGTTCATTTAAACCAGTAACAACTGCAGCATAACACTGTAAATAAGCATCCCATTGTCTATTTCCTATTCTAGTATTAATAATACTATTCATTTCGTTTGAATCGAATTGAATTAAAAATCTACTAACTTGAGGATTTGGAACAAAGGGACCAAATGTTGTTGTTGTTGCCTCTATGATCTCATCAATACCTGTATTCATCTGTGGGAACATAGAATACATAGTTGCATCTTGAGTAGGAAATATTTTATATACTGCCATTATTTAATTATTATAAAGGTACTACTTTACCTTGAATGTCTGTGTCTAAGTATTTTACTTCAAATATAGATGGATCTAAACTAGGATAGATAACATTATTTGCTGTTGCGCCTGTAATATCATAAGCATAAGGCGAATATCCAAGGTTAACTCCAACTTTATTTACTATTTCTATATTTTTAACTGTTTGGATTCCTTCTATTCTATCTAATATAGCGTATAAATTACGTAATATAATAGGTTGATTAATTTGCCAATTATTAATTCTAAAATAATCTTGTAATGCTAATATACTAGCTATTAATACATCATTATTATTATAATTAGGCAATACTATAATATCAAAATTTACTCCAATATTAATGATAAATCCATCTTTAATATTAATAGAGTCATTAACCATTCTATATTGTGATAGATAAGTAATTATGTTTTGTTTTAAAGCAGGTGAAGCTGTAGTTAATTTACCTTGAGCATCATTACTTAAAACATATAAGTCTAATATTGAATTTGACTCACCTGCTGAGATAGTTTGTGCTTTGGTAGGCTCAATATATGCTTTAGCTACTGTACCATATTTAGAAGGCATAGCTAGTGTTCTAACTAAATAATCATCTTGAGTAACAGTACGTTGTTGTGAAGCAAAGTTAGCTGATGAATTTTGTCTAATTTCTTCTGATGTATCTCCATCTCCTCCTCCACTTGCTGCTATTGGATTAGTTACCGCTAATGTATTAAATATAGTATTAGCAGTTGTTGCATTTAAATTACTATTTATAAATTTAGTAGTTGCGTTTAACGTAGTTAGATCATTAGATGGCACATTCGCTGTAACTCCACCTCCAGTTAAGTATCTAAAGGTTAATGTGGTATTAGACGGAGCTATACCATATGTACGAGTAAAGGTAAAGTTATTAGGTGAGTAAGCAACTGTTAATCTATCTTTTTCAAATGGTAAACCTAAACCAACATTATCAGGATTAGGAATAATTTCTTCATCTTTATCTGTCGCAGTTCCAGCACCAAATTGTATAGCCATTGATCCTGAATCTAAGAAACGAGTAACAAATCTTCTTTGTACTTGTTCTAATTGTAATAAATAAGGTGTATCACCTTGATATTGTGATAAATAAGGATCGTTAGTATTAGTATTTCTAATTGATTTATAAATAGTATCTTGAGCTAAATAATCAACTTCATACCATTGATTACTATCACTATCAAAACAATCTAATATACCAATGATTTTAGAATCATTTAATCCTATTGTAGTAAATTGATTAGGTTGACTAAATGTATATGTTTTACTATTAATATTAGCTGAAATAGCTTTACGATTTTTCTTTAATAAAAAATAATTTGGGACACCCGCTGTTGACTGATATATAGTCACTTCAGTTGGATCACTTGAACTTGATACTGAAAAATCAATAGGATCTTCTATTAAAAATGAAATTGAAGAATCAAGTGATGATATTACTCTAGCATTAGGCTCAATATATAAAGCATAATTAAAATCAGGAAAACTTCCACTCGCTGGTACTTGTTGATAAAAACTAATATCAGTTAATGCTACTCCTGTTACATTCGGTTTATAACCAAACATATAAGCTAATTCATATAAATTATTTGTTTGACGAGCATATTGCAAATATGTCTCTTGGAATTGATTATCTAGATAGAATGATAAAACATCGCCTACATAGGCCGCCATTTCCATAAACATCATACCTGGTGATGATGGAGTGAAATCGTTATACGTAGTTGGAAAATACGTTTTAGCGTAATTAACTAAACTAGATCTTAACTCTGTAAAATCTTTATTTAGGTATTTTATATCTTTAATTGTTGCCATTAATTGAATGCTATATCTAATTGATCACTTATATTAGTGTCTGCTATTGTGTATTTTAATGTTACTACTATTTGATTATTATCTGCGTATTCCATTACATCTAATGAAGCTACTATAACACTAGGGAAATATAAGCCTATTTGATTTTGAATATCTTGTTTTAAAAAATCTAAGTTATTTGAATTTATTTGTTCAAATATATATTTTCTTAAATCACCACCAAAGTTTGGATTTAAATAACGTTCAGTTCTATTAGTTAAGAAAAAATTAATTAAATTATTCTTAATAGCATCTTTAGTAGTATATGTGGATAAAAATACTCCAGGGTCATTAAAATTTAAACTAGTCCCAACAGCAGTGCCAGGTTTAGTATCAATAGGAAATATTTTTTGCGCACCAAATGCCATTATTATTTATTTAATAAACCCATAATTTGATCTAATCCAACATTACCTTCAGGCAAAGATCCATTAATTGCATCTCCACCTCTAGGTACAAATGTATTAGCTGTAAGAGCTTCTGTTGTCATTGTTCTACCAGATGCCATATCACCTAAAATATTAGCCATAACTGCTTTTCTAGCATTTGGATCTAATGGTTGACGATTAACTGGTTGTACAGATTCTGTAACAGTTCCATAACCACCTTGGCCTACTGAGGCTTTAGGTGCTTTAACCGCTTCTAAAAGTATTTCTTTCATTTCTTCAATGAATACTTCACGAACGGCTTCTTTAATGATTTTTTTAAATTCTTCTGATTTCATCGTGTTATAAATATTAAGTTAATAAGCTTCTAAATTATCTCTATCAATTATTAGTTTTAGTTCATTAATTAGTGTTTGATCATCAGTTGTGAATGATAATTCAGTTTGAATTAATGTAATACCGTCTTGATTTTGACCTAACGCTCGTCTACGAATCACTGTAGGAGTATATGGTACTTCTTCAATTATAATATTAAAGCCTTTGTAAGTTGTTTCATTTTGTGTTTGAGTTGATTTAGCTTGTATTTCTGCTATATCTTGTATTTCTTTAGATATTGGTATTAATGTATTATTAGGATCACATTTATTTAAAAATGCGTCAATTGATTTTAATAATGCTGTTGCTACTAATATAAAACCACCAATAATAGAAGCTACTAAAGCAGCTCCACCAATTATAGATGTATATTTTTGTAATCTTGAAGTACCTGTAGCTGGATCTATAATTGTTGCTGTTCTAGCATTATCTAAAGTAGCTAAGAGACCTGGTAATGCTGGTGCAAGTACTGGAAAAGCAGCCGCTGCTACTTTAGCAGCAATTTTAGCTACATCAATTGCTTTTATAGCACTTTGTAAAATAGCTAAAAATGTGGCTACACCAGTTAATGATAGTGTAATAATATTTAAAGTTCTACCTATTTTATTTAATTGACTAACTATTAAATCTCTTTGTTGTCTTATCTTAGCTAAAGTAGCTTTATCAGGACATAAATCAGTACCAATATATTTTTGTATATAAGTAGCTATTAAATTAGTTAACGCAGGTTCAATAATATTTCTTACTTGGTTACCTATTACTAATAATAATAATGGTAATTTTGCAATGCCCATTGCTTTTAATTCAGATGGAGTTGCTTTTTCAATTTCAGTAGCATTTACTGTAGTAGTATTAGCCTGAGCTAATTGAACTTCTTCATTAGCAGCTTGTTGTAATCTACTCTGTTCTAATTCTTCTGGAGTTATAGTCGCCATTATACAGTTTTAACAGTGGTTGATTTTAATTTTTCAAGATTACCTTTAATTTTTGTTAAAGCATAAGATAATGAGTTAGCTGATGTATTTAACGGTGTTAAAGCTCCTGGTATAGTTGGAATTTGAATAGTAGAACAAACTTTTAAAAATTCAGTTAAATTATTAAGTATTGAATTTAATGTAGCAATAGTATTATTACCTAATAAAACAGGTTGAACCGCGTTTTTAGAACCTAATAATACTTTACCAGACTGGATTATAGTTGTAGGAGCATCAATATTAACTGATTCTACAGCATTTAAGTTTATTGATTTAATAGAACTTAAAAGTAAATGATCTTGATTTGTGTTTAATACTATACGCCCTGAATTATATATTAATTGAGGACCACTAAATTTATTTATATCTTCAGGTGGGTTACTAGGATAACTAAAATAACTAACACTAGATGCATTTAATGGTATTGTTTGTGTACTAGTTAAATAAATAGAAGTTAAATCAGTATTAATATTTTCTACTGTTGGTAACCAACCTCTTGGATCTACATTTGATGGTTGACCATTTCTAATAATAGTGATAGGATCTCCTGATGTACTTGTACCTTGAGACCAATTATTTAATCCTATTGAAGGTAATTCTTTAGTTTTAACTGTTGAACCAAAACGAATACTATTCCCCCATCTACCTTCTTGTATTATATCACCTTCAAAAGGTAATAATGGGTGAATATTAGAACGTTCTTTAAATGTATTTCCCAAAAATATTTCAGTAGATTGATCTGTTACACGTCTAACACTACCTAATGCTGATTGATCATAATCTTTTTGTTGTGATGGTGGAGGTATATTAGCATTAACTGGGTATCCATTATGATGTGGATGATTCCATATGCTTACAGTATTAATATAATAAGCTATTTTATTTGTGGTTGTTTGACCTATTCCTGTATTAGGTAAAGATATAAGATAAACAATTTCATTTACTAAAGGTAATGCTTTAGTATTAGGAGATACTGGTTTAGCTAGTGGCCATATAGTATTAGGAAATAAGTTAGGAGTAGACACTGAATCATATTCAATAGTACCTAATCCATTCCATTCTCCTGCCTCTACAAATCTAGGGTGAAATTCATCTAATATTATAGATTTAACCCTAACAGCTCTTATTAAATTATTTAAAGCTAAAGCAGTATTAATAGCATAGTTTTTGTTTGTAGTATCAAAACCACTAAACATTGAACCAAATCCATATTTAACTGTCATTATCTTTGCTTATTTTTTCTATTTCGGCTAATAATTGTGTTTTTTCTTCATCAGATAAATCAAATCCATTACCTGCCTCTGCTGAGTTAGATAAAGCACGTTGAACAATAGTTGCCATTTTAATTAATTGTTCATCATTTTTAACACTTATTTCTAAGTATTCTTTAATTAAAGGTACAATTAATGTAGCATCACCAATATCATTGATTAATGGTTTTAATTCACCTATTAAAGTTGATATTTGTTTTTCTTTTTTCTTTTGATTATCGTATATCTCGCTTAAGATATCAGAGAATTTCTTGTTTCCAAAAACAACTGATTCTAAATTACTCATAATTTTTATTTATAAATATGATACTTAGAAATTTGTATATCCGTTTTCAATATAAAATAAGTAATGTTCTTTAAATATGTCACCTAATTTATTAGCTATTTTAGTAATTTTAGGTGTTTTGACATCAATTATTTCACGAATGTATATATAAAGCGCCTTTTTATTAAATATATCTAATACCTCACGTTTACGGAATAATTCAAGAATCGCGTCAGCTATTTTAGCATCACCATCTTTAGGAAATAATGTTTTTAAGTTATTAGAACAGTATTCAGTATATAGTGTTAAGAACTCATTTAAGCGCTCATTAGGCGGGATATCATCGATTTCATACGAATGTTTTTCGTCTTGCTCTAAATCCTCAATTGGTGCTTTATCTATACGTTTTTTATAATTTTTAGTATTAGATATAATTAAATATCGTTTTACAATAGTACCAAAGTAAGAATATGCTTTAGCACCTTTACTTTGATCAAATAAATGAATTTTACTTAATAAAAATGTTATAATTTCATGTTGTAAATCTTCAATATTATCTACCTCAGTATAATAAAATTTAAATGTATGTATAATATTTTCCGTTAGCTTAAAGAAAGCATAATGGATTCTTCTATTATAAATCTTATCACGTTCATCAAAGTCTAAAGACTTATTATAAGCAACGATAGCATCTTCTGTGTCTTGAGTAAAATACCTAGTAGAACTTGGGTTCTTAGGTAAATTACTAGCGTTTATTATTGAACTCATTCAGTGTTGCTTGTATGTTTTTTACTTCTTTAAAAAAGAATCCAATTTCATCATCTGATTCAAATGAACCTTTATGATCGATTTGTTTTAATTTGGCATCAGCTTTGTTAACTGTATCCATAAATTTAGATATAAATGTATCTTGAGACATGATTATATCTTCTGCTTGTTCATTTTTCATTAGAAGGTTAAAGGTCGTGAACCCTAGGATCACAACCAATACACTTAATATTATTAATATCATTTTTATTCGTCAAAGAAATTAGACATCACGTTTTTTAAACCTTCACTTTTAACACTACTTAGCGCTTTAGATTTAACTGGTGTCTTTTTATCTTCTTTTTTTAAATTAAAATTTGATTTATTTTCTGATTTAGGACCTAATAATTTAGGTAACCATTCTCTTTCGAATTCAATTCTCGCCGCCATTAAGTCAGCTTGATGTACTATATAAATTAATGAAGTACGAGGTCTAGTTTCTGGCATCCATGACATTAAGTATGGTTTATTAGCTTCATCATATAAACCATCATGTAATTTAATAGTTAATAACTCGTTTTTAGTGACTGTAATTCCTAGCTGAGATAATATATATAAACCACGATCAGGAACAGACATAAATTCTAAACGATCATTAAACATATATGGTTCATTTAATTTTTCTCGTCTCCATTGGTCAGTTTGAGGTAGATATGCTTCTTGTTCAAATGTTCCAAATTTACCTAAATCATGATTCATAGCTGAGAATACTAATTCTTCAGTAGAGTAAGTATCAATTACATCCATTTCTCTCCATACACGATCTATTTTTAAAGCACCTTGAACTACTCTATTAACATGATCTACATAACCACCAGGAAAACAATTATGATATTGAGGTTTATGAGCAGCCGGCATCATCATAAAACGTTCAGAATATTGTTCATAAAACGCTTTTAATTTAGCACCACGGTCTCCCATAATGTACATATCAATATAACCTAAGAACTCTTCCCAGTTACTTAATATTTGTTCCGGCTGTAACATATTAGTACTTATTGATTTCATTAGGTGTAACAGGTTCCATATTAATATATGATTTCATCTGTTCAATTAGATCTCTACAAGATGTGATCATGTCATCATACTCATCTTTAGTTCCTTGACGTCTTAATAAGTAAGACATTTTAGTTAAATTAGACTCTAAGTTCTCTAATTTCCTGTTAAAAATTTCTCTATTTCTCATATGTTTATTTATAACCACCCATTTTATTCTCTAGGTGTTTTTTGTTCTTGTTTCGTTCTTATTCCCTATCTCTCTTAATCCTTAAAACCCGTATTCAAAATATAACGTTATTTAATTGGGGAGCCAAACTTTAGGAGGATTTTGTTTACTTCTGTTTCAAGTGATTTTAGATATGCACAATCTTCATATCTTTCTATTGATTCAAAGTAGTATAAACAACGTTTAACACTAGTCAACAGCATATCGTCAGTTGCTAAGGTAATGTAATATACGTGGGATAAATCGGTAATATCAAGTCTTTTAATGTATGAGTATGCTATAGAATAAGTTAAGTATTCAACTGTGTCTTTTACTTTTTCCTTATCTATGTCATGTTCATCTTCTAGTGAGTCTAGAAGGTTTTTCATAAAATATTGATAACCACTATTGTAATTGTGTATTAGTTTTTTAAACATACCAATCCAATAAGAAGGAGTGTCCCTGAGGTCATTAATTGCCTCTTGAAACTCTCCATCATTAAATGAATTAAATACTTTATCTATGTCCATACTCCTGATATATAATAAAGAGTGGTCATAATGCCAAGCTGTAATTGAATTACTTATATGGTGTGTAAACTGGTTTACCGTTTACTCTAGTACAACGTAATACTTGCTTTCTTTGTTTACCTGTAGATTCCCAGCTAACATGAACCCAATCAGGGTTAGCATCAGTTCCGTACTCGTAAATTAATTGATCAAAATTTAAGTGGTCTTTAATATAATCAAACACCATTTTA